ACGCCTGTTTGATGTCTGCAAGCGTCAACGTCGGCACCGACTGGTGATCCGCTTTCTTTTCAGCCTTCAACACTTCTTTGTTTTCTTTTTTGATTTCTTTGGCATTGTGTTTTTCCTCGTGTTTATCCTCGACTTCAACATCTATTTTCTTAGGTCTTCCCATTTTCATTTCCTTCCGGCTGTGACGGGCATTGCTGCCTGCGCCGCTTGTGCTTTTCTTATCGCGTTTAAAGCTTTGGTTTTCGTGGACTGTGGCAACATGCTCTCTTCAATCAAGAGGTCCGGCGGCAATAGCCCTGGATATGTGGCGGCAAAGTCTTTCAAGTCTGCGCTGTTGGCCATCTTCATTGTTTCGCTGGATACCGACTCGCCAACCGCCACGTCATAGGTTCCAAGTTCGCCAGATAACACGGCGGCAATGGCCTGATCGGCGGCTTCCAGGTCTAATTCCATAACTGGGTTCCCGTCCGGGCCACGTTCGGGAACGGTGACAGGTTGCCCCGTGGCCGGGTCGAGGGCCTGAGTTAAACGTGGTTGTCCAAAATGTTCCATGAGGAACGATTCCCCGAGAATCTTTTTCGCTGTCTCCGTGTCATAAATTTTGCCCAATTGGCTGAGCAGCATTTTCCCGGCAATGGTTCGTGTGCGGGAAAGGTTGTCGAATAGCTCTTGGACCATGATAAGGCCTTGGCGTTGACGCAAAGCGATAGCGCGGCCGGATTGAGAGTTCCCTTGATCGACGGCCAAGAGGTCGGCGTTAATACCGAGCTGGGCTTTGATGGCCTCCGCTGATTCGTTGGCAATTTGAGCGTGTGCTTGTGAAAGAGGCTGTGGAAATATGCGGGTTGGGACGGGCTTCCCTTTCTTAAATTCAAGGTTGGCTCCGGGTGTTGCTCCGAAATCTCTAACTTTGTTCGCATCAACCCACGTATCCTCCTCGGTCAACCATCCCGAATTCGTGGACGTGTTTAAGTGGAGCAGTTCAAGCGTCTTTGACTTGTTATGGATTTCCTGGGCGTTCTTAACGGTGCAAACAACGCCCTGAACCAATAGATGCGCGTCGTCGCCTGTGATTGGCGCGGTCGAGAAACGCGCATAAAACGGGACAAACGGATATTTTTTCCAAAGCGGGTAGAACCACGCCACCTCGTCAACGAGCGGCTTATCGATGCCGGGGACGTGGGCATAAAGCCAAATCTCTGGCACGTACCGGGTGTAATGAACAAACCGTTCCGGGTCATGCTGGGGCGGCTGGATGGGCTCAATCGGGATCGGGATAAGCGGATCAATCTGCGCCATTTGCATTTGTTGCTTAAAGGCTTCAACGTCGCCTTGGTAGGCTTGAGCGTTGGCCATTATTTCGTCTTGATAGCCTTGAATGAAGGCGTTGGCCTTCTCTTCATTTTCAGATTCAACGATGGTTCCGTTGGCGCGGTCGGCAATATAGTGTTTTGAAACAAATTTCTTATAGAAGCGTTCGAGGAGGTCGCAACAGCCCTCGCCGTTATTCCCGCCGTCTTCACCACTTCCACCACCCCGGATGGAATAGTCTTTCTTTTGGAGGTGAACGCCGCTGGCATCGGTTCCGTAGTTAAGCTTTCCGGGGTTGCCGTTTTCAATCAAACTCTTCTTATCGGGGAATAGGCTGATCAGGTCATCGATGCTTAAATCTTTGGTAACTTTGTAAACGTAGCGAGCATCCGAGTAATCATATTCCCGAAATCCCGGCTCCGGGAAAATACAGTCGCCGTCGGCTTTGCGCCATACGGGTTTGCCGTTGATCAGGTCATAAGTATTATCAAGATAGAGTTCGAGGTGTGACTCTCCGCAGGTGGTCCCGTCTTTAAATTGTTCCGATGTCTTATAGAGAAATTCGGATGTCTTGATGGCGTTTTTAAAGAGATAGGACGCGATTTCGGCTTTAAGGGAATCTTCCTGGCCCTCGGGGTACGCCTTAAACTCGGAGCGGTTCTGTCTCTCAAGGCCCGTCAAAAGGAATATGTTTGGCTGAATACGGTTGTCCGTGACGGGTTTAATCTTCCGTTGCTCATAGTTGGCGATATCGTCATCGCTCCATTGTTTGCCCAAAGCAAATAGGAAATCGTCTTTCTCGCGTTCGATCAGCTTACGTTTGGCGTTATAGGCCTTTTTAAAGTCTGATTCCGACGATTGGATGGTGAGATCTTTTTTCTTATACAAGTGCGGCCCCGTTTGGCTTGATTAAGGTTAAATGTGGTTTCTTTCGTTCTTCTTTGACTTCTTCAACAACCCGACGCATATCCTCGTCATGTTGTTTCATCAATTCAAGCTGGATGTTATCGACACGCTTCAACACGTTCTGGGGCGTAAACATGCCCTTCACTCCAAAGAACGGCTCTTTCATCACCCGTTCAAAGGCCTGGAGGCGGGTATCAATAAACACCATTTGTTTGTAGATAGCGGTCACTCGTTTGTTGGTGTGGGCCATCATTCCGTAGATGTCGCCGTCTTTCATCCGCGTACCGCTCCGATGATGACCGGCTTGGAAGACCTGTTTTGTCGAATAGGCTGGGCTTTTGATTTTGCGCTTTCGCTCATCTCTTGAAGGATCCCGCCGTTATGGATTGGCTCTACAATAGGGGCGGAAATGATCTTTGCTTGAGGGATACTCGGTTGGATATTGAGCCCTGATTGCTGTCTGGTATCGGTATTAATTAAGCTTCCACCTTCACCTGGCGTAAACGTGTAGTTTTTACCATCGCTTTTTATGTTCTGTGGCCTCATATGTCCCCCCTGTCTTTACAATCGCCGCAAACAATGTCATCACCCAAAACGCCCATGAAGTGAGTTCCACAACCGGCGCATTCAATCTCTTGAAATTCAGGCATTAGATCGTCATCCCTGATCCCGCCGTTTCAAATCGGCGGTTAAATCTCTTTTCATATTTGTCTTCTCGTTTGACGGGCTTCACTTGAGGCAAGGCCCAAAGCCCGTTAAGGAAAGCGTCGGCATCGTCCGGGGAACGGCCAAACCGGGATTTGATGTCGTCTTTTGGTTCAACTTGGAGGATCCCGTTTGATTTGATGGTTTTGTATTTGGCCCAGGAAAGCTGCTCGATGAGTTCTTTGTCGGTTTTTAGGATGCTGACCCGTCCGGCTTCAAAGAGTTCGGCGCCGTTAAGGTAGATTTCTGATCGTCGGTTGTAACAGTCTTGGCGGACGCCTTGACGCTCGGCGGCATTTACAAAGATCACGTCTTTGTCGAGTTCGGCCAATCGGTCGGCGACGCCACCACCAACCCCGATTTCATCGATAGCGAATGATTCGATGCCGTGTTTCTTGGCAAAGGCCAAAGCCAACCCCACGGTTTCCATTGTTGACCTTTTTTCATGGGTTTCCTTGGCAATCTCAGCGTTGTTTTCAATAGCGATAAAGACGGTTTTGTCGTCGCCGTACCTGGAGACGTCAATCGATACAACCTTACGGATGGGCGGGATTGTGCTTAGTTCACGGCCAATGGCTTTCTCGATATGCTCCGGCTTGATAATGGTGTTGACGGAATCGGCCTCTTCCCATGAGTTCAAAACAAAGCGGCGGTAAAGGTGTGGTTTCTGTAAACGGATAATCTCAAGGCTGGCCATGAATTCTGGGCTTAAGTTGTGTTTGTTGTCAGCCGTGGTGGCCTCAAATAATGCAACCAATTCTTTGGCATCGGTAAGCCCTGGGAATAGGTCCGGCTGAGTTCGCATCAACTCTGCGACGGTTTGAACCAGGTCGCCACGTTTCCAAAGGTTGTATATCCAGTTGTGGCCGTTCGTGTTCGCGATAATGAAACCGCTGTTGGGCGATCCTTTGCGGCGTAACCGACCAAATAACTTGATAAATTGGTCGTCGGAATCAAGTTCCTCCGCTTGCTCAATCATGAACCAACCCAGGTTCATATTCTGGATGTTGTTCATTTCTTCCAAGTGGCGAAACATGATGATGGATCCGTTGGGAAGCTTCACGTTGCGGCCGGAGTCAACTTTCAGGGCGGTATAGAGTTCGAAATCTCGGATGGTCGAGTCTTTAAGGTCGGTAAATTCTTTACGGAAGATGACGCCAAGGTTGTCTTTGTAGCTCTCTGACAGGCGCATGGCCCTTGCAATGCCACACATGGTTTTGCCCGTCCCCCAACCGGCGACAAAGGCGGGATACCTGGCATCGGTGAAAATAAAATCGTCTTGTTGCGGGTAGAGGTTAATAACCCGGTCCTTTTCTTGTTGCACTTCGCCAAGTGCCGGGAGGGCGTTAATCACTTCTTCTCCGCCCTGACAAAGATCATTCGGCCACTGACGGCCACCTCATGTTTATCAACAAACATCCCGAGCGTTTTCCCGATACATTCCAAAGCTTTGTTGGCCCCGGCGGCGTCAAAATCGTCTTCCGTCATCCCTTTTTGCATACAGCGCTCGGCAATCTCTTTAAAGTTGTTGATCACCCAAGTAGCTGATATCTCGCTCTTTTCCTGCAAAACTTTCTGATTTCTCTCTATTTGTTCTCTCACCTTAAGATCTCTTAAGAGCTGGGAAGCTTGCACCTCGGCGGTCTTCTTTGAATACCCAGCACGAATAGCAGCCTGTTTCCCGTTATTGTCCTTGAGATATTCCCGAACGAATGCTTTGCGTCTGTTCAGGTTCATCAGGGCAATAAAAAACCCGAAAAGCCTTTTTGGCTGTCCGGGTTACATGAGAGATTTTTAAAACAAAGCTGGCGCAAATTGACTCCATTCAAATCAAGAATGCTCTGCGCCTACAGAGTTTTAGTGCAATGAATGGTTCTTAAAGCTATTTTCCTTTTTGGTCAAGAGATATTTTATCGCATGATGCAAAGGCGACAGGGGCAAGGGTTTTTCTTTGGCGGGGGATCTTTAAAGAGGGATGAGAACCAGAGGCGGAAGCGAAAGATCATTACAAAGGGAATCCGTTAAAAGCGAAAGAATCAGTGGGTATAGATTGGGTAGTTAAAAACATAAATTTTAATAAGCAATCCTTAGACTTTGATTCCCGTCGAAACGTGAAATAATAAACCCCGTTATTTCGAGCTATTGGCCATGAATTGATTGTTTTGGGTTATTGTCCTACCACATAACGACCCAAGGCATAATTTCATTAACTTTCGCCCATCTCCCCGGGTCCAACGGTCATAGAAAACATTTGGCGCAAATAAAGGCAGATTTGGGCATTGATTCGTCTCCTTCTACCCTGCTTTTGTGGGATTCGGGGCCGTTCCCCCACAATCACAACGAGGATGATGGAAAGTAAGCGTATGAACGCTTGCCACTTCATCCCTGGCCTGGTCTATAGACAATTCTTCTTTGCCCTTAGCTTTGCGAATCGCGTTCTTCAGGTCGAATAGAGTTTCAGATATATTCGCCAAATCAGCCACGGCATTGAAAACCGTCGTTTCGTCCATCCCGTCCAGCGATTCGTTCCTCACGTTTTCCAAGGCCAAGTGTATGGCCCAGAAAATTTCATCACCGTTAAAATCGGGCAAGTCTCCACCAACATTTTTGACCATGATCGTTTCAAACCCTGTTTTCATTAAATACCCCCATTAATCTTTTGAACGCTTCTTTCGCTTGTTCTGGAACCACTGCATTGCCAAGACATTTAAGTTTGTCCACCCGGTTTGGTACCCCATGAGCCACTCGACCCATGTCGGGTTCAACTGACCACCAACCGACGTCGGCAGATCGCTCTGCCGACCGCCCCTGGCTATCGTTCCCTTCCCTGGCTTCGTGTAGTTGTGGTTTTGTGGCGTTGGCCATACCTTCACTTGGTGAGGAAGATTCCCGTGTCCCGACTTCTCCCCGTCCGTCCCCAAGTGAGTTCGCCACAGCATACGCTTTAACTTTGCTTTCCCATTCTTCCCGCCATTGTTGGCCCCGCATGGTGTAGGCCAGAAGCCACCATCTTTCCCGCTTGTGGTTGGCCCCGACTTCGGAAGCCGATAAAGTGATCCACCGAGCGTCATACCGCAAGCGGGCCAATTCTCCGATAACTTTGTCGGCGCCTCTTGTCCGAATAGCAGGGACGTTTTCCAGGAAGATGAACTTCGGTCGTATTTCATCAACGAGTCTGACGATCTCATAAAATAGGCCGCTCCGCTCTCCGCCCAAGCCTTTTCCAGTTCCCGCAACACTAATATCCTGACATGGGAATCCTCCATATACGATGTCCACAAGTCCATTGAATCTTGCACCTTTGAGTGTTCGCACATCATCCCAGATGGGAGCAACAGGCAATTTACCTTCTTGCATACGTGACAGTAATACACCAATCGCGTATTCTTCACTCTCACAATAGGCGACGGGGATGACCCACTCTTTGAGGGCGATTGTGATTCCACCGATACCTGTAAAAAGATCCAAGCCATTCAGCATTTCCCTTTATTCCTGTTTTCTACGACCGTCAAACATCCCTCCCGCTCTCTTCTTTTTCTTCTATGGTCAAGGAAAAACACAAACTGTAGGCGCTCATTGTCTTTTTCATCCTCGCAACGCATCCTCGACTCTTTTTTACAACGAGCGCATTTCGCCAATAAGAAGTTGTATCTGTGGGCTGTCATGGCTTGATTTATTTCCTCTTGAAGATCGGTATCTTTTAGCGGTTCCCATATATGACCTTTTAAATAACAAAAGAATTTTTTAAGCAAATTGAAATTCCAGTGCAGCTTCTTCCAGTTCCTTTTCTGTTTCTCTCACATACGGCATCACAGAGTTAAGGCTCGCCCACCCGCCAAGCTTTTGAAGTGTCCACGGATCATGATTATGTTTCCTTAACGTCGGGAAGCTCGCTCGAAAACTATGTGGCGTGATTCTCTTTTGAATTCCCGCTTGGTTAACATACTTTTGAATAAGAATATCAACCGCTTTCGGAGTGATCCTTCCGGCTTCATAAGGCCCATGTTTACCAAGCGTTCTAAACAGCGGAGAACTTGGTGTTCGTTGATGATCAAGATCGCAGTACCTTTTAATTCCTTCGTACACCTTATCTGAAATAGGCACTCGGACCCAGAAAGTCCTTTCTGTTTTTTTCTTGAGAGCTTTGTAAATGATGAATTTCTTTTCGCCTTCACTGATTAAATTCTCCGTGTCCAAACTGCAAATCTCGCCTTTACGCATAGCGGTATTTCCAAATGCCAATAAAACGGCATAATCTCTTGATCCGTGTTTACTTCTCCGGTCCGGCAACGTCATAATCATTTGTAATTCCTGTTCTGTTAAAACGTCCGACTGTCCGACCGGCCTTCCTCTCTTCCCCTGTGCGCCTATCACCTGGGCTTGCTCCATGTTGTTAACTCCTTACTGATATTTTCTTTTCAACGAAAATCTGCAATCCTTCCGCCATCCGCTATCTCGAAACTGAAAAGCGATCTTGAGCGGGAGAGCGTCTTTAACTTTTGGTAAATCGCTGAATCGCCTACCCGGCGCGCCTGTCCTAAACAGCCGGACATGAAAATCTCTTTTACAATTCCGGCAAACCCCATCCTTTATTGACATGGTTGAACACGTTGGACAATAATCCGCTTTGTGATCCATTTTGACCAACCCCCTTTTTTCTGCTCGACTTCAAAACGGTTAGGTTTTTCTTTTTAAGGATATTATCGGGGTCGGTCTTTTTAATGATGCGAACGATAAGAGAGTCCATAACGGCATCTTTATCTGTTTTAAATAAACTATAAATGGCGGGAGAAACATAAACGACTTCATCGTTATCGTTAAACTGGATTCCGTAATTCATTCCGACCATTTCAATTCTTGGTAGGACGTTAAACTTTGGTTTAGACGACAACATTGTCACCCCTCCGACTCGCTTGCATGGTTAAGTTAAAATAAATAAGGCGGAGCATCAGGCCCTCTCCTCCGTCAACCCCGCCTAAAGGGTTTTCCTTACTTCTTTGTTTCGCTGTTCAACAACTCCAACTGCTTGGAAAATTCACGCGGCAAGGGAAAGTTCATCACCTGCGATATTGTGGCCGCAGCATCAAGGATCCGATACATATCAGCGGCGTTTAATCCTTTAATCTTTCCCCAAAGGATCTTACCGCTTACCGTTTCTTTGAATTCTTGTTTCGCTAAAATTATTTCTCTTTCGTAGCCGTCAATAACCCAGCGGCCAATTCTCAATTCATAGCCTTCATCTGTTTTCCCTTTGTAGGAGTAGAGAGTTTTTAGGTTCTTCCAAAATATTTCTTTATCGGCCATTGGGATTAGCCTTGGTTGGTTTGACTGAGAAATCGTTGGTCCATGTTTTAACCGCCTCTGTTAATTCCATGATGGGTGTCCCACTTTGACAAGAGCTACATTGAATGATGTAGCCCTTCTCTTTTACTGAGTCATTAATGCAATGTGTTACGATGTTTTTTCGGTCGCATCCGTTCCTGCAATCCTGGAGCGTTATGATAATTACTCCGTCTTTAGAATCTGGATCAACAATCACGCCGCTTTCTTAACGTGCCAAAGCCGAATCCTTTTTTTCCTGCGCGTGATGATTTCTTTATCAGACACGCCAAGTTTTACCTGTTTGGCTTTGTATTCCTCGTTTCTCTCTTTCCAGTTTCTACCAAAGGCCAGATCGTCCAACACGTCATTAATTGACTGTTGATGGAAATAGGAAATGCGCGACAAGTACATATATTTTTCCACTGACTTAAACCGGGCCGGGAAATTCACTTCGTTTTTTTCTTTCTTCTTTTTCATTATTCCTTTGTTTCCTTCGTTTGCGTCGCGGCCTCCGACGATTTCAAAATTAAAGTTGTTCATTGCCCGACCGCCTTCCGACTTGACCAAAACAGTTTCTCTTCATAAAGGCATTCGAGACATTTCTTATTATCCATGTAGGCGTCGCCGTGATCCAGACACCAATCTTTCTCGCGAATCATTTTTTCTTTTTCTTGAATGCAACATTGGAAGTCTGGATTCTCTGCGTTCTCGTAAAAGTCCGCGCTTTTCATGTGGCCCTCGTGGCAACATGCCCCGTTACATTCCGGGCTATGGCCTTCCGGGGGGTTGTACCAGTTTGGCTTTGGTCCGTTGATCTCTGTCAGCATTTTTACACCTCCGACGAATCGATAGTAGGTTTAACATCGCGCCTAATCGAATGTCATTTCTTGATATCAGGGTTATTCACCCTTTTTTTGAGTTGGTCAAGCTAATTCTCTTCTAAATTAATGCGGGTCGCCAAGGCCGTTGGACAACCCGCAAAATCATTGATCTCTATTAATCTCTTCGGCAATCCTAGAAATCTCTCTCTCGTAAAGTCTCTTCGCCTCGTTGTCTACCATGACCTTACGATTCGCGCCATTTAGACTCGAAACATCTTTGTTAAGAGCTTCGCAATATTGGATCGCAATCCAACGATATACATCCCGCTCAACGGCCATGTCGTGTAGTTCAACGCTCAAAATCACGTGTTGAAATTCGCGCCTGTCTTTCATGCCCTTATCAACGTTCTTGATCTCAGAAAATATTTTCTCAACGTCAGATGGAAAATGTTCGCGTATTGTCATTTAAGAGATTTTTACGATGGAACAAAACTCCGCCAGTTTTAAAAGAGCAGGGGCATATAATTCAGCCACCAGTTTCTTATGGAGTTCCGGCTGTTTTTCCTCTGTCGATTTCCAGCAAGCTTGTAAGGCTTTTATTTTTTCCACAGTGTCGGAAGAAATAGTATCCCACTGAACATCTTCATATTTATATTTAAAGTTCATAGTTCTCATTCCGATGGCTGTAATATTTGTCCGTCCCATCTCCCACCACAATAAAATCACGCATGGGGGTGTTCAGGCGTTGCCCCAATTCCCGGAACTCTTCCAAAATCAGTTTGTCTTCATCGCTCAAGAAAATCTTCCCGGATGGATGATTGTGACCAAGAATAAATCCATGCGCGAGAAACAGCGGCGACAGAACAATCGAAAAAACTTGTTTCGGGTCAACCATGACATGATTCGTTGAACCGATGCCGACCGTCTTTGTAAGGATTGGATAGTTATCAACATTTAGAAGAATCAAAACCATCACTTCGATGCCATCCCCATGGTGGTTGTGCTGAATGCTTATCTCATTGCGAATCAAGTCAACCGCAATTTGCGGCGCCGATATGGATTCCTTTGGGATAGACATCACGCCATCTCTGACCATTTTCATCCTAGGGATATCAACAAACTCTTGGCGTTTGGGCGCTGGTTGGATGGCGCGTCTTTTCGCGTCTTCAAATAATTCTCTAAAGAGTTTTTGGTTTTGCTTTCGTTGTTCCATTTATTTTTCATCCAAATGTTTTTTATAGGCTTCTGCAATTCTTCCAAGCCCAGAATTGATAACCCCATAAGACTGAAGCTTAAAAAGATCACCGTGCCTTTCATTCCAAAGAAGATGGCTTCCCGCTATCGGGATGCCTTCATAGTTTTCACCAAAAGCCCATTTCATTCCTTCAACGGGATCAAGTCCAAGCTTTATGAAATAGGGGTGATAGTCTGGGGCCATTTATTTTTCACATGCCTTTAATTCATGCTTCCCATAAAATCTTGCTTTCCCTGTTGTTTGCGGCAAGTGTCGAGGCGTTAATCCGCTTGCCCCTGTGGTAACAATCTTTTTACAAACAGGGCATGAATATTGATCAGGAAAAATTACGGACCGAACAGATTTCATTATCGACCCTTTGCACTCATCAACTTTCATTGCGGCAAATTAGAAAGATATTTCGTCATCCATTTGTCTGACTCATATGTCGCTTTTTTTAGGTAGTTGTCCAGCATAATTTGCTCTTTTGTTCTTTGCTCTTTTGTTTTTTCTGGGTAGGTCATCTCAACAACTTGAACGCATTGTTGCGGTGGTTGTTGATAAAGGCTGCTTTGTTCAACTGTTTTAAATAGATTGAGCGCAAAATTTCCGATCATGATAATTTCAGTAATTCCCATAAAATTATAATCCTCCTCTGAAAATGGGGCTTCCGTTTTTAATCCATTCTTCATACGTCGGATGTTTCGGGACTTTTATCCCCACTTCTTTTAACTCCTCGGCTCCCACATTCCCTTTTTCCGGCAATGACGGATGGTTGCTTTCGATGATGAAAAAAGAGGCATAAGGTTTTATTTCTTCAAATCCCGGATTGTAATAAGCGAACTTTGCGACCACTTTTGTTTTGCTCATGACTTCCTTAAAGGTTGTCTGGCCTTCCATTTCGAGTGCGTTTTGTCTTTGACGTGAAAACCCGGCATACCACGCGCTTTTTCTAGCGGCCTCAAGAATAGTTTGCTCATCTTTGCTGAGTGACCGCCCGTCCCGTTTCGCACGCTCAGCAACAACACCGGCACGAATTAGCATAGATTCAACGTTTGTTCCGTTCATACTTTTGCCACCTTTTCCGGGTAAAACACGCTGATCAACAAATCAATCACTTTTAATTCTTCATTCAATTCCCGGATTCTTTCACGTCGCTTTTTTTCGTTGCTTGCTTTTTCTTTTTTCTCTTTCAAATATGAAAGTGTGTTTAAAATATCTTTTCTTTCGAGTAGTAAATGTGGGTAGTCGTTCATATTAATACCCCAAGAAATAACGAACGTCTTGAACGTGGTAGGTTTCAACGTCACCGAATTGTTTAAAAAAGCAGTCCAAATCAAACGCGCTCATCGCATGGTCTTTCAGCATCTTTACGGCTTCGTCTTTCGTGATCATGTTTTTCATATGCGGCCTCCATATGTTTCGATTTGCTTATAACTAATTATGTCCCCTGATATCATAATTGTCAACAAGTATTATGCGGATATAATATTGGTTGGTGTTTTCGATGCGAAATAACGTGGCGAAATAGTGGCTAAATATCTCCTTCTTTTTGCTTATTTTCAACATGGGGGTCGGCGTTGTACTCTGCGACCTTTTCCCGCGCAATTAAAAGGTTTGGGCGAACCTTAATTTCAAGGATATCCTTGCCATCGGTGGCGTCAATAATTTTGCCGCGGGTAACCTTCAACATATAGTCGATCTTATCCGCCGTTTCAATTAAAGATGCAAAAAACGAGTCGCCATCCCAAGTCGTTGTTTCGTGCAATTGTTTAAGTGCTTTTTTGAATTCGCGAAATCTGGTGCTTTTGTAATTGTGCCAGTCCGCCTTTGGAAGAAAAAGCTTCTTAATTAAATTGGCTAAGGTTATTTTGAAACCCTCCCCGCCATCATTTTTATTTGATACACGAGACTCAATATATTGCTGTATCTTGATAGCCAATTCGTTTTTGTTGTTTATCTGTTTCAAATTGTCTTTGGACCTGAGAACGGTTTTCCTCATTAGTAAACTATGACTATAGAATTCCGAAAAAGTCACCTTAAAAACAAGGTCTGTCTTTTTATCCGACTCAGAATGGATAACGATGGGTTTGTCGATAAAATAAACGGTGACTGTTTTTCGTTTCTCTTTTTCAAACCCAGGCAATCCCGCAAAATCCCAATAATAAGAAATCCCTCCGATTCGGCTAACACGCCGCGCCAAATCTTTTAAATTTTTACCACCGAATTTCTGATATCCAAGTTTATCCGCCAATCGTCTAATTGAAAATTGACACCAACATTTAACATGGTCGCCGCTGGTTTTTTTATGTCCGTCTTCTTGCCAAATTAAAACTATCTTTTTAATAATCTCCGTATCTTCAACGGTCAACATCCCCCAATCATTATCGTTTGGGAACCCCTTTCCACGAGCCATAGGGATTTCGTATTCGTTCCCGTCAACAAAGCGAATGGTAGTTTTAACCATATCGCTTTTGTTCTTATTTTTATCGGTTGAAAGAGTTGAATATTCAGGGCCAAAGAAAGTAGGGACAGGGATTCCCATGTTACTGTAGGGCTTATCCATAAACGAATCAAAACGAATGGTCGCCTCTGTTTTATTTTCAAGTTTCTCTTTAAAGTTTTCATCTTTCTCGGTCGCCGTCATGATGTCACCAACCGAATCAAAGAAACAACTACGGGATCTCCTTTCAACGAATTTGCCAGCCCCCAAATCGGAAATAAGACGAGTCAGCATTGTGGTGAAAAATTTAGCGGGATCCATAATGGTTTTATCCCCGTCCCTTGTTTTAAGCAAATAACACAGTTCCCCAAACTCTTCCCTAAACATGCCCTCCCCGCATTTTTCAAGAGCCTGTAAATAGAAAGGGCGGCTTTGTGGTGATTTGGTTATCGCCACAACCTCGTTTAAAAGTTGGTCTATTCTGTCTTTGTCGTTGAAGTTATCCACAATTTTGAAAATTCATTCCCCTCTTAATGATTTATCTTAAAGCATTAAAACTTAAAGCATTAATGCTAGAAGCCCGGTTTTCATAGACGAGCATTTGTACGTCGGACCATGCCCCCCCCCTCTTTTTTGTACGTCGGACCATGCCCCCCCCCTCTTTTTTGTACGTCGGACCATGGCATTTGTACGTCGGACCATGGGTCGGAAGGGGTTATCCACAGCTTTTGTACGTCAGGCCATGGCCGATTTGTACGTCAACCCATGGACTAAAAACACTTAATTTTCCATTGCCCTTTGTGAAAGAGCTTTATCCCAAAAATGTTCATATAGAAATCGCTCAAAAAGGCTACTGTTCCCGTATTTCGTATAAAAATACCGCATCAATTTACAGATTGTTCCGTTAAGTTTAATCTTTTCAATATCCCCGTTTTCTCCGTATGCGACATTTTCAATAAACGGCCCTATTTGACCATCTGGATGCTCGTCGATCATTATTTTAAAACAAGCCTCTTCATCCTGTTTCTGTTCCGGCCACGGCAAAGAAAGCAACTTTGCTAAATTTTTCGAATGCGTTAATTCGTCAACATTCAAAGCAGCCTCTAATCTTTCATCAATCCATCCCATTCCAGCCCTCCTTACGCGATTTTCATGTTTTGCATGACATAGCCCGTTTCCACAACAAAATGCAACCTTGGACGTTCTAGGCCCGTTAAACCCGAACCCCCGTTTCAAAGAGCGACAAAACCCGACATTCCCGGTTTTCAGCCTTTGGAATCCAAAGGAAATTCGCGTTCGTATAGGGGGCTAATAAATAGCGACATTCTTGCCACAATTGGCGGATGGTGTCGTTTTCGGGGGCGGGGCGGTTGGTGGTAAAGGATTCGATGACCATTCGACTATCGTTTCGGAACGCACAATAATGGTCGGTCCAGTTCCGGTCAACCATCCATTTAAGGGCTTCCCTTAACGCGATAAACCGGGAAATAAGATCGTTTCCGCTGAATTCGGGAAGGTTTGGAATCGGGCCGGAATCTTTAAATATTTGTTGGCCGTTTAAGTGGGCGATGAAAGACCAAGCGGATTCATGCGGCGGGAATTCGTGATAGATGCCATCGAAATAAATCGTGATGTTGTCGGCGCGGTTGGGTTTCTTTGGTGGTGGCATACGCTCAATGGTTCTCCGTTGTTTTGATTGAAAGCGCGGAAGTTCTAGCACATTTTAAAACGTGATATCACCATTATTTAAAAATAATCCTTCCCTAAGAAAATAAAAAGCTTTAAGTCGAACTTTGTGCAATGGAAACAGAAATTACGGTTCAAAAACTTCGTGATGGTTGGCTTTTTTTCATGCCGTTATGTCCTTCAACCAACGCGAGGATGCAGCCGGTACGCATGGGTCGGCACTGTCAATCCATTCTGACAACAGAGGCAAGAAACTACATCGCCTCGACGGCCATTCAGTTGAAGGCGCACATGAAAGTAAACAAGATTAAACCGATCGAAACTTTCACTTATATGGATTTGTGGTTTATTTTGCCGAGAACGAATTGTGACGCTCACAACTACGGGAAAGTGTTGTTTGACGCCATGGAAGAAGGCGGGTTTGTCACCAACGACAAGTTCATTTTGCCGCGAATTATGGGTGTGTCTTTTGATGCGAAAAATAGCGCCGTTGTCGCCAAGATCCCGTTTTGTCGTACCGCTCCTAAGCCTTGATCAAGGTATAAATTGGGTCGCTTGTTTGGTGTGTCGCCTAACACATCCCAACGGCGGCCCTTTTTTATTCATGATATTAAAATAGGCGTTGACTTCTAACGTAATCTCTAATATCATGGATGACAACAACGAACGCCATGGAGGTCTTCTTATGTTGCCGCAAAAGTCAGAACAAAACACACCAACCGAACCTGTTAAATCACCCGCCCTTCATGTCGTAAACCCACAAAGAATGGACCGCACAAAATACATTGGCGGAACTGATGCCGCCGCGATTTGCGGGCTCTCGCAATGGAAAACACCAATACAAGTTTGGGCTTTGAAGACCGGGAAAATTCAAGAGGAAGATATTAGCGACAAGCTTCCCGTGAAACTCGGAATCAAACTTGAACAAACTGTTTGCGAATTGTTCATGGAAGAAACCGGAAAGAAATTACACCGGGTTAATGAAACGCTTTTTCATCCGAAACATAAATTCATTGGCGCAAATATTGATCGCCGGGTTGTTGGTGAGAACGCTATCTTTGAAGCGAAAACATGCTCCGCCTACAAAGATAAAGAATGGGCGAACGGAGAAATCCCTGCTGACTATATTCTGCAATGCCATCATTATTTGATGGTCACGGGCGCAGAACGTTGTTATCTCGCCGTCTTAATCGGGAATCAGGATTTTCAAATCAGAATTATTGAACGTGACGAAAAGGTGATGGCTTCATTGCTGGAAAGAGAAGTTTTATTCTGGAAGGATTATGTCGAAGCCGACATCATGCCGTGGGTTGTGACGCACCGAGACGGCGACACTATTTCCCAATTGTATCCCGTGGCCGATGAGGCAAAAGAAATAACGCTGGGTGATGACGCCAATAAACTAATCGAAAACCTGAAAGCCTTTGAAGCCGATCAAAAGAATCTCGACAATCTCATCAAACAGCACAAAAACGAACTTAAACTTTTACTTGGTGACGCCATCCAAGGCTCAACCGGCATCAACCGCGTTCGCTGGATTAATTCCAAGCAATCTAATCTTGACGGAAAAGGTTTGCTTGAAAAATATCCGGACATCCACAAAGAATTTTATAGCAGTACCCCCGTTAGGCGATTCAGTTGTGGGGCAATTAAGAAGGAAAAGGAAGGATAAGCACATGGCAAAATTAGGCGACATTCAGAATTCAATTCAAGGGAATAATTTAACAGCGGCCCCGGCGCGGTTGGCTCAATTGTTGGGGCGTGTTGACATTAAAGAAAAGTTTCAAGAAATGCTTGGGAAGAAATCAGCGGGTTTTCTTTCATCAATATTGTCGCTTTATAATTCAACGCCACAACTGCAAGCGTGTGATCCCATGTCGATCATTGCCTCCGCTGCCATTGCCGCAACTCTTGACCTTCCAATTAACCAAAACTTTGGATACGCGTATCTTATTCCATATGGGAATCAGTGCCAGTTTCAATTGGGATATAAAGGAATTATCCAATTAGCCATGCGGACCAGTATGTATAAAACAATCTCCGCTGCCGAGGTTTATGAGGGCGAGTTGGTTAAATATAACCGCATCACCGGAGAAACGGAAATCGACGAAAGCAAGCGCACCTCTGACAAAATAATTGGATATGTTGCCTACTTCAAATTGCTGAGCGGATTTGAAAAATATCTTTTTATGAAAGTCGAACAGATCGAAGCGCATGGAAAGAAATTCTCAAAATCTTACGGACGAACATCGGGGCCATGGTCAACAAACAAAGAAGCCATGATGCAAAAAACGCCGCTCAAGTTATTACTTTCAAAATACGGCGTGCTTTCAATTGAAATGCAAACAGGAATGACGTTCGATCAAGCGGCTGTTAAGAAACTCGAAAACCCGGTTCCTGAATATATCGACGGAATGGAAATCAACGACGCGATCGAACCCGCCGACATTCCATCGCCAGACGTGAAATAATTATTAAGTTAACCGATTCAGCATATCGCTTGAAAGACATAGAAACCGCAAGTTCTATATTGATTGGGTGATATGTCAGTTGAAAGCCCTCACCATGAAGACTTCATGTCGGGATTGGTGGGGGTTCCCTGGGCGGGGAGGGTTGACGTTATGCGTCAGTCCGATGATCCGCCTGGGGAATAAATTTAATGAACCGTGGGGCGGGAGCAATCCCGTCATCATTGCCAGCGGAGTTCACGGGTACGATCTGGCCCCCAAGTGCGAAGGGCGTAAATTGCGATATGAGAAAGCCTGGAATCCAAGTTGACCTGACGTTCTGAGATAGTAACTATGAGGCGCGTTCCTTTTGTGGGTGAACGTTGCGTGTGTACGTGGGGAGGGTATCTTAATGAAGATGGTCGGCGCATAGAACGGCTTGACAGATTGGAGAGACAATCATTCCTTCTGGGGATTTAAATTTGTCCGTGCTAGGCAACGACCTACAGTCTGGGGGTATCAAAACCGTCAGGCCACGGACATTAAATTTGCAGGTGCGACCCTACGTCGAGGGAGCGAAAGCGGTTCAAGCGGGCTACCGGACGTTAATAGCGTAACGGAACAACGTCACACGGTCGGAGTAATAACCGGCCACCTGCAATAAATTTAAACGTTCGTTTATATTCGTAAGAAAAGCACAAAATAAGACACCGATATTAACGATCATTTATGGAGGATGTATGAGTACATGCCCACACTGCGGGCAGGCTGTAGGCGATCAAATGCAACATAAATGTAAGGGGAACTGAAATGAGCAAGAATAAAGAAGAACTTAAGCCGTGTCCGTTTTGTGGATTTAATAAATGCGAATTAATTAATCCATTGAATGGAACATCTCCATATGTTTCTTGCGATAAATGCCACGCGGATTTTTATGCCGTAAGTTGGAACAACGCCTATTGCTGGAAAGAAATCGACTCTCTCAAATCCCAGCTTGCCGAGAAGTGTAACCATAAATATATTTTCAGCCCAATTGACACTGAATTACACGTCCGTGAACTAGAAAATAAACTTGCCGAGTCTGAGAAAGCATTAGCGGAACGCGACCGTCTGCTCCTTGAAAAGGAACGTCTTTTACAGAAAGTGGTGGAAGGGCTTGATACCTTATCGAAACCATGCGGTAGTTTTGCAAACGTTATGGAAATCGCAGAAAAGTATCTTAAAGAAATCCGCAGCTCGGTCGGTGGTTCTAAATGAACAGGGTATATTGGTCTAAAAACCATGATCCATACGAATGGCCAGAGGGATTAAAGACCTTTTATTTCCCCTTTGCAGAGAAAGTGATGCGGTACTCTTTGGGGAGAAAACTAGTCCTTTTGTATTTGCGTATCCGTTTAGTATTTGGGGGTGGGGAATGAAATACAGATGCCTTATGCTTGATGGCCCACGGCACGGGAACTTATTTGAAACCAATGATGTGAGGCCGACGTATCGGTTCATGATCCAGGAACGACTCAAACCACTAGCTGTAGGTATCCAAGAAATCCATGTCCCAGTCAGACACGTCGAATATAAGATCGCTTTCAAAAGTATTGATCAAGATGAGCCTATGTTTCTTTACTCTTTGAATGGACGTGTTGATTCATTTTTATTGGGAGATTGGGTGGTTGATCCGCGAAGGAAGCCATCCCCCGTTACATACCTACAGGGAATTGAAGTCAGAGACAAAAAAGAAATCGTTATGTGGATCGAGCGTTTGCGTAATTTGGCGAAGAATCCGAAAGAATCATTCGTAAAAGAAGTGAACTTCATTATCAATGAGATCGCGGTGTTGCTGAATGCGGGCCAAGGAGATATGAATAAATGAACGTTAAAGAAGCGTCAGAAATTTTCATCAAAGGTAATAATGTTTTACTAGAAAAAGATTCCACAACATCAATCTCCGATCTTGTAGAGCAATCCATAAATAAGGCAATTGGGTATGGAGCGTCTAAGGGTTTCCTCGAATGCCACAAGCTGTACAAGCCTTTGGTGGAAGCTTTGGAATCAATAAGTAAAAACTCTTGTTGTGATCAGTGCCAAGAGGCGAAGCTTGTTTCGCTAAAGCCTCTCGAACACTACCGCAAAAACATCCTGGGTGAGAAATGAAAACCATCCTCGCCACAATCCTGGCCATTCCTTTGCTTATCTTGTTTTGGTCGATTCCGTTACTTCTTATTTGCATTCTATCGTTTCTCAGATACTTTATAGACTTGAAAAGGAAGCACGTCATGTTTTTGAAAAATCGGTTATTCGTCCTATTCCCTAAATGAAAAACATCCTCTGTACTATATTCGCCATCGCCCTGTTTGTTCTATTTTGGGCAGTGCCGTTCTATTTCGGAAGACAATGAGAAAATCGCTATTTTTAATCGCCTGGATCATCACATGGCGCGCCGAATGGGACGTGTTAAGATTTTGCCCTGGATACTATGACGAGATTCGCGGAGAAAACAGGCCGGAGTCAGAGCGCCTTTACTGCAAAGAATCTGTTTTTAATTGGCGACACAAAGAGTTTCAACAGTTTGACGAGTTGTTGGAATTTAGAAAGAATGAATTAATGTCTTCAACAGGAACGGTGATAACCAACATTAGCGTTAGGAAGGTTAAGGATTGATCCTTTCTATAATGATTCTCGGTCTATGCGCTTTTTTCTATGTTTTGGGCTGGAATATTGGATTTGAAAAAGGAAGATATAGAGATTAAAACCGCAGCGTTCCCATCACCCACGGAGAGAATCCGTCACGCTTCATTCCCCCCACCTGAATATCAATCCTGTTATTAATCCCATACCCAACAAACAAAGCCTTCCCGTCAAAGTCCGGCGTCAAACGATTAACCCCTAGGGTTAAGAGATATCTATCCGAACGGACCGGCGTCATCGCTACCGCCAAGGGAACGGGCGCGGAGGTCGAACTGGTTTCCGCCTCATATTCAATCGGGGCGCGGGTTTCAACGATAATCGTTTCCGTTTTACCCGGAACCTCTTTTATCTTGGTAATGATTCTAACCGGACCTTGCCGGTAAACGATTTTTTCAACAACCTTAATTTCTGGATTGGAATAAACAAGCTGCGCTTTTTTCAGGCTGACTGACGTTTCATGCCACATGGTTATTGTGTAAAGAAGCGCAATAATCAAAACCAACAGGATGCAATTTTTTGGCTTGATGTATTTGATCAGGTAAGAATAAATCATTGTGGCGTCGGCGTTATCGTTTCAACGGTCTTTGTGGTTTCGGTAACGGAGTTTATTTTTGTGGCAATAGAGCCTATCACCCGGTCGCCAAGCTTGCTGATCAATTCATCAACAATCGTTCCCAGCCCAATCAAGGCCCCGGATAGCAATACGCAATTCCACCATAGATCCCACGGCATGTCGGCGCGTGATTTGAATGTGTTGGCCACGGCAAACAACCAAATCCCAAATGCCACTTTCCGCGATTGTTTCCCGATCAACACTTCAAACACAAAGCGCACAACTCCGGGCTCTTTTTGGCGACGGTCTATTTCTGGAACGATATTATCAGGCATATTATTATCCCCTTTTTCTGTTTGGTCGGATTGCCTTGATCCGTTTCTCTGACATCTTAAAAACCCATAATGAATGCGCGTCGTGCATCGATATCCCGTCATAACCATAACGGGACGGAATAAATTTCGCAAAGGAAAAACCGTGTTTCTTTATTTGGGCATCGCTTAAACATTGCTTGAGTGAATCATGGCAAAGAATTGGGGTACTCTTTGATACCTCCAGCATATGGTGGGCCATGTTGATATGGCGGCCCCTTATGACAATCTTCCCACTTTTCTTGACTTTCCTGTGAACATACCCGGACGCAATGCGAATTCTAAAACCGGCTGGTTTTGGGGGCTCTTTGTCACGGATCAGCTTTTGGATTCTTTTATAAATGCCCCATAGATTAACGAGCGCATCCGCAACAATTGAGCAATTATGGCCCTTCACCAAATCCACCGAACACAAAAACCCGTCGCCGGTATCGGTGAACGTGTACCCCGTTTTTCTTTCTACCTCGTCAATAATCCCGTCGAATTTGTCAAAGAACGGACTAAACTCCATCAAGTCATTTGTTACGGATTCCTCAAATGCGGTAAAGCCGGTGATGTCTCCAAAGGCAACAATAATGCGGGTTTTCTCTGATCGTTCATAAGCCATTCATGTGTCCTTTTATTTAGAAACCGTCGCATCGGATTTGAAAATTTTTTCATACGCAACATTGATCCCCTTTTGCCCTATGAACACGAATAACGCCCCAACCAACCCATAAATAAAAGTCTTTTTCATGAATCCAATTTCTTTTTCTATGGGCGCCAACTTATGATCGTCGAAATTCTTAATCATGAGCCTGGTGTGGTCGGCTGATTCCCTGACAACCGCTTTCATGTCTATGGTTGATAGTTCGAGTTTGTGGGAGAGGTCGGCAATTGAAAGTTTTATCTCGCTGTTCTCTTTCCGAACCTCGTTCAACGACGGAGAAACCCCGTTGTTGATTCGGTTCATGAGTTCTTTAATCTCGTGGGCAAGTTCCGTATAGTCGCGTTGACCGTTTGAAATCTTCGTGTCATGCTCTGACACGCGCCGGTCAAGGGATGCGAGATAATCGACTTCGTTCACGTTCGCGCCCCTTCAAATTCGAACGGAACGCCTTTTTCGCGAATGGGCCTTACTTCAAGATGAAGATGTGGCCCGGACGATTTGCCCGTGTTTCCAGAAAGGCCAATCCGTTTTCCCGCTTCAATATATTCCCCTTCTTTAACATCAATATGGGACATGTGGCCGTAATACACCTGGTAAGGGGTGTTATTAATCCTCACGTACTGGCAAACGTAAAACCCAAATCCTTCTTTTTCGTCATGGCTGTTTTGCCACCCGGCCTTGATAACTTCTCCGCCAATCGCCGCAACAATGGGGGTTCCGACCGGGACCGCGAAATCAACACCGTAGTGCATCGATGACTCAACGCCCGTCACGGGATCTTTCCTTTTCCCGTAGGGGCTGGAAATTGGGAACGTCCAGGCTACGGGGCGAAAGACTTTAATCATGATAAAAAGTTGTGCGCTTCATATGAATGTTGATAAGCGCAAACCCGGCTTCGTCGCGAGCGTCCCCGCGCCGGTCGGTGAAATTATTTTTCACAAAAGTTTTGATAACTCGCATATAGCACCAAAGACGGCGACCGTGAGAATTACAGTCATGGATTGATGAAAGTTTCCTGCGTTTGATGCCAGAACGGACATCGCAAATAGAAAAGATAGTTTTGTCATTGTTGTATCCCCTTTAGGTACGGGGCCAATACCGGCTGGCCCTGAAGGAGCTTCCTTACAACATCTTGAAGCGGGGATCCTTGAGTTTTTGCGTTGACAGCGGAAAGGACGTTTCCGGTTTTTGTGTTTTCAAAAATGTTCCCCATCTTTGACGCGCCTTTGATCCCCGCTCCAATTAAACGAGGAGAGGTCATCGCCATTGTTGTGGCCCCTGCCAAAATCGGCAAAGGGTTTAGCGTTGCTGTCCCGGCTCCAACAGCTCCGAGTGAAACGTTTTTCATGAGGTTTGCAAAAAACCCTTTCCCTAGGTTTTGACTATATACTTGGCGTGTCAATTCCTCCATCGCTGGTTCCAAAATATTCTGGCCAGTCAGTTTTTCCACCTTCTTGATGTAATCAACTTTTGTTTTTGTTTTCCCTGACGTCAGCCAACTGGAATCACCTCTCATGATCCGCATCATCAAATCTTTCGATTTTCCTGGATCGGATAAATCCTTTTGGACGGTATCGTAAATCCCGTTTAATTCACTCCATGCCTTATCGGCTACTTCCAATTTCTTGCCACCTGGAATATCGCCTCTCAGTTTGTCGAGGTCAGAGGAAATTCTTTTAAAGGCGGCGTCTTTGGCTGTGTCGATTGGTTGGAGTGTAACGGGGGCTTTATTGTATTCCGCTTGCCGTTGCGTTTCGCGTTTTAGGCGGGTTAATATTTCAAGCTTTTCTTTGTTTCCTATTTTTAGGATGTTGGTATTTGATTTTGGCGTTCCAACATACTGTTTATAAAGTTTGCTTAGTGCCTGTTGGTCATTCTTAACAAAAGCTTCAACAGCGAGACTTTTATTCACCAACAAATCATCATAAGAATGCGCGCCCTTTTGAACGGCTGTTAATTCTCCGGGGGAAAAACCCGTCACTTCCTTTTTTGTAATCATTTCACCCGGCAAAAATTTCTTTGCCACTTTCTGCCCCATTAAGGCGTTTGTTGGTGGCGTCTCTGTGGCGATTAATTTTTGGGCAATGGGGACATCCGACATGACCGGATTAATTCTTTGTGCAATCGGGGTATCAATAATTTCCTGCATGGGGCCGTCGATCCCGGCGTATTTTTTATAAATCTTTCCGATAGAGTTCCCGACAGCCGACTTTGTGTTTTTTAAAGCTGTAATGATTGGCTTCCCGACAACTTCATTTAAAGCGGATTCTTCAACGGGTTTCTGCGAAAGGATCGATGGTTTCTTTAATGCCATTTGTGTGGCCAATTCAGGGATGCCAGCGGTTGAGCGAACAACACCGGGCAACAGAGCCTTTGCCACCTTTGATGTTCCCCTCGCAACTTCTCTCCCGATAACCCCAGGCGCGGCAACAACCGCATCAATCGGAGCGGCCGCCACCGACGGAGAAATCTTTCCAAGAAGTAATCCCATGGCCGTATCCTCGACGACGCCCGTTGTTCCACGTGGAGCGTGATACGCGGCCCGTGCGGATTCAAGAGGGTTTCCGGTGGCGATACCGCCAACAGCACCGGCCCCAGCTCGCAAAACTTTGTTGACCACGGAAAACGGATTCTCTGGATTCTTTCCACCGAAAAGCGTCGGGGCTTTCATGGTTCGGCCTTCAATCGCGCCCGCCGCCGCTTCTCCGACGGCTTCAAAAGGCGCGTTTAAAACATTCAGGCCGAACTTCCCAACATTAGCAGCGGCCACGTCGGCTTTTTGAAGAACGCCTTTTGGTTTCTTTGTGTACGTCTTAAACATTCCCTGAATTCCGCCGGGGCCAGCGGAATCGTCGGCAACATCTTCCCAATCGTCGATGACGGCTTCCGCTTTCTTAACCGGGACATCTTCCCAATCGTTGATTGCCGCGTTATTGTTGGCCATCGATAATTTCCTCTGTTCCGTCGGAATAGACTATTTTGGTTTTGTTGGCTGATTTGGAATATTGTTTCTTTGTTACGGTCTTTCCCTTGGATGCTCCCGGCGGTGGTGTTTGGCCTGAATTGTCTGGAGTCCTCATCGGTCCAGCAATTTGGTTAAGGCCATCAATTACTGTTTGGCGGTTGATTCTTTTTTGTTCCAATACATCGGGGCCGTCGCCAGCTTGAGGGAAATATTGCAAGTTCCCATTTTCCATTTCTTCATCGCGGACCGTTGCGCCGGATTCCCTTCTCAGCGTTGCATTAATGAAGTTTCTTTTTAACTGCTGATAGGATTGGACATCTTCAGGCTGTAGAATATTTGGCAAAAACTTCTTTGCGCCTGTACCAACAGAGGCGGGATCAAATCCCTTTGAAATAAGCGAATCCAATTGCGTGTTTGCCTGGTTTGCGCGGGTTCCATAAAGCCCTGCGTTAGACTGATCAAGCGACGGCGTTTTTGGATAAAGAATTCCACCACCAGGGACATCCCCGGTTCGGGCATCCGCCGGATTCTTTGAGTTGTAAAATACTGGTTTCCCGGTAGCGTCAACCCCTCCCATCATAAAAGAACCGCCGGAGTTTTCCTTTTTCCATTTAGTCAAATCATCCAACGTGATATTGCCGTCCCTGTACTGTTGCACCATTATTTCTTCGACATTATTCGGAATCTCCGGCTGTTTCGGTTCCGGCGTCTTAACCATCTTGTATGACTTCCTTCCCTGCTCGTCGACGCTCCATTGCCTTTCAAACTTTCCCGCCGGTGTTGGTGGCGTGGAAACTGGCGCGGTTGCGGCTTGGCCTTCCCTTACCGCCATTTCCGACTGTTGCGCCATGTCCTGTTCAAACAGTTTTGCTTGCTCTCTCATGGCATCCGTTTGTTCTTTTTTTTGTTGTATCTCGACCAGTTGCTGCGCTATTTGAGCCCGACGAGCATCGTTTTGGGTATTGGAATCTCGAATTTTCAAACCCTCCGAATACCCTTCCGATGCCCCGTTGATAATGTCAGCCAATTGAGAAAACGGGCTCTTTTTTGTTTTTGCTTGAGCGGCCAAAATTAATTCTTGAACTGATGCGACCATGTGATTATCCCCCAGCCTTTGCGGCCATGATCTTACTCCCACCACTAATAACAGACTGTAAAAGATCCATGTATGGATTTGGATTTTGAACGGTTACTTCCGGGACCCCGAATTGGGCGTTTGTGCTGGCCAAACTCTGCGCTGTATTGAGTGGTATCAATAACTCATTTCTCTTTCTCAATTTCTCTGCGTCAGCCGATTTAATCCGCGCATCGTTTAAGGTTCTCTCAAGCCCTCCGTAGTTAAACGCGGATGAGATACGCCCTTGATTAATATTTTCCTGCGCTGTCCCTGATTGGTAAGCCAATGGGATTGCTTGAAGTCTGCGATTGAGAGCGTCATTGGTGAGGCTGGCAAGCTGCGCGGTTAATGTTTCGTTCCCTCGCGCCTGGATATCGCCAAGTCCTTTCACGGTGTTGGTCGAATAGAGGTTCCCGGCAAATCCGGCGTTTCTTTTTAATGCGGTGTTGCTATCTTTGATTTGTCGATCAACTTGGGCCTTGAACGGATCGAATTGGGATTGGATGAAATTGGGATCTGGGTTAAGCAAGTCTTTTAAGGCGGCGTCCCCTATTTGATATTGTTCAGGGATTCCAGAGGAAAGTAATTTTTGGAGTTCAGAGGTTCCCTGGTCTTCAATTCCCGTTGTGTTGAAATCGCCATAACCAAGCCCGATGTCTTCTCCGGCTTTAAAGCTCCCAAACTGGCCCGTGTTCATGAATTGGGCAAGCTTTTGTCTCGCGGCCCTTTGTTCAGGCGTTTCCATCACCTCTTGACTTTGAGATGTGGAATTGTTCTTTAGGGCCTTGTCTAATATCCCATACCCCGTCATTGGCGCCACTTTATCAACAACCCCTGAAACCTTAGAAAGCAATCCCATAGTTAAATCCTTTTAAAAATTATTTGTTGTTCTTTTCGGCGTATCGCCGTGTGTTAATTTGAGTCCCTTTATTAATTCGCTTTAATACAAATCGCCATATACGGAGTTCCCGATTCATTCACGGTAATAAAAGCCCCGAGCGCGATATTGGTCGAATCCACGGATGTGATGCCGGTTGATCGACTGATTCCGTCAAAGTCTCTCCCATTTGTAATTCCATTCACCCAAATATGCGGGATGAGGTTTAGCGCCCCCGTGTAAATGATGATAACGATGTCTGGTACTGCGCCCACTCCATGGGCGACGTTTTGCGTTCCGCCGTTTCCTGTATAGCTAACACGCTTTATAAGCGATGTCGTTGTCCCGGTCCCGCCATTGGCCGTTCCAAGTGTTCCCGTTATTTTGCTGGCCGCAACATCGTTAACTTTGGCATCGGTGACCGCCAATGCCGCGATCTTCCCGGTTGTTACGCCAAGATCGTTAATTTTCCCTGTTGTAACAGCCAAGTCGTTTATCTTCCCTGTCGTTACGGCGAGGTCATTAATTTTTCCCGTTGTAACAGCGAGGTCGTTGATTTTGCTTGTAATGATTCCAAGCAAAGGAACCAAATCGTAAGCGGTCCAGGCCGATCCCGTGTAATATTCCAACTGGAAAAGTTGTGTGTTGAAATAAAGTTGTCCTGTCTCCGGTGAACTGGGCCGTCCGGCTGTTGCGCCGCGCTGACCTGTCCAGTGATAGGTCGGGTTTACGGGATCGGTCCCGGGAAAAACGCCATCATCAGAAAGAGCGTCTGCGATATCGCTTTTAAATTCTCTGATGACATTATCGCCAAGACTTATGTTGTCGGATCCCGCCGGTGAAGTTATATCCCATGTCATGTTTTAATCCCCTTTAAAAGACAATAAGCGTAACGGTGGTCGATGCCACGTTGCACTTTAAAAATAAATTCGTTTTCGTGCTGGCCGCACTTCGATAAATCACCCCGGCTTTGTCGATGTCGGCGATAATAAAGCCGGTTGGAACCTTGCCAAGCGTGTGCGTCACGCTATCCTGCGTGTCCGGCGTTGCGTTTGATGTGTAGGTCACATAAACACAATCAACGTTATCGCCGAAGCTAATCCCCGAGTCCAAAATACTTTGCAGATTGTCGGCTTGATCATCCAGGACTGTGACAATGTTTTTATCGAAGGGCCGAAACAGCTTTATGTCGCCGGTGAATAGCGTCGGGAAAGAGGGGCGCTTGTAGGTCGTCATTTTCTCGACTCTCTTTGTGAAAATTGAACCTGATATTTTTTTAAATGAAATAATTCTTCGTCTTGGTTGTTGTAGAAACGGAACCGGATTTGTGAACTAACCACGTCGAAGTAAACATTCAAAGGCGCATCATCCGACGGATAATCAGAGGCAAGCGTTAGCGTTGTTGCCAATACCCAAGAAGATCCGCCATTAATCGAATAGTAAACCTTCATCGATTGGCCCTTCGCCCAAACACTTAAGCCTTTCCAGCGAAACATCGTGCTGATATCGGGGACGCCCAAATCCGCAGCGGTAAAATCTTTTGTATCCCAAATAGATTCAACGGCCACGCCATTGTCATCATTGGATGTTGGCGTTCTCTCTGTTGATATTCCGCTGGAATCACCGAAAATAACAATCGGGTTGAGCGATTGATTGATATTTGAATTCCAAATAAGGGAAGAGGAATCCCAACTGGTTGTCATGTCTTCCCATGTCAAATCAGTGGTATTTAAGAAAAGACCAAGGGCGGTCAAGTTCGTTCGATAGTCCTTATAGATTTGTCCGGTTCGCCAGTTGTATTTGTAGACGGTGTTGGGCTCGGTGTCGGATCCAATCGGGACACAAACCCAGTATTCGTCGACTTCTTTGATAAAAATTCCCTGCGCTTTATAAAGATAGGCCGAATTCATTTCCTCGCGTAGTTCATCTTGCATTGGAGAGTCGATCAGGGGGGCGGTAACGCCGTTAAAGAGGTGAATGCCATCGCTGGCCAGAAATATTTGTTCGCCGGAGGGGATATTGGCGATGGTGTTTCCTGTGATTGCGCCCACGCCGGTGGCCTTTCTGTCAAACCGGAAAACGTCGGAGGTTGTTACCAACTGGCCAACGTAAATTGAGTTTGTTTTGTGGATTGTCGGAGAAGATCCAAACAGCCCGACGCCCGTAATATCTTCTGGATCGTCAATCAAATCCTGAGATCCAGCATTCCCGCCCGTCCATGTTTCACAATCGCCGGTGTCGCACCATTGGACACGGTTGTAATAGATATTGGCCCCGTCGGTGATATGGGCCAAAAGCAAATAGGGACCAACCGCCAAAACATATTTGGCTTTGGGAGGCGATCCGCCCAAATTGGCATCGCTTCCCGTGATTGAACATTTCCTGATATTGTCGCGCCCGTTTGTGTAAACGGCGATTTTGGCCCCTGATAACAACGGGAAGGTGAAACTAACGGGATCCGATGCAAGCCCGGTCAGGGCGGTTGCCGTGATCGATGACCACACCCCCGTCGATTTGTTTAAGATTTGGACCTGTGTCAGTCCGATTCTAAAAAGACGTGTGGAATCGCCCACCTGTAATTCAAAATATCGTTGAATTCTTTCCGAAAGAGTTAGCCCCACCTGAATCGTTCCCGGCCTTTTCTTAATGACAGAGCGGTTAATATCCATGTTTTTAATGTTGACGGCGGCGCGGGTATCAACGTATTCAGCGGGCCTGTCAACAACAAGGCCAAGCGAAGGAAGCGGGATACTGAGTTTTAAATCAGCCATTTATCTACATTCCAAATGGTTTGACATTAAAGTAACCATCCCCTGAATTTTTGCGCTCTCGTGAAACAGCCTGATCGAATCCAAACTCAAACGATTGCCTCAATTGCCCGGATTTATCGTATTCATCCATCAATTTATAAAGGCGTGAAAGAACGTTATCGCGCAACACGTCACGGTAGAGGGCGGTGAAAGGGACGCTGGTTGTTGAACTTGTAATCGTTCCGGCGCGGGAGGAATAGGTGATCCGGTACGAGTAAGACACCTGATCGGGGATGGGGCCAATCTGGATTTGGCCTTTATAGATGGTGAAATGGAGCGGGTAGCCTCGGTCGGAGGTCACGTTGATATCTGGATAAATATTGTCGAATTCGGATTTCGTTTTTTTAATTAACGGTGTCGCGTTCTGGCCGTCTTCAATCGTCACGCCCAACAACAACCCGAAATCGCTTTCGACATTTATTTTGAAATCGCCCAACACGGAAATGGTGTCGGTGGTGGTGGTTTCAATTTCGGCTTCGTCAAACATGAACCGGCGGCGCATCTCTTGGATGGCGTCGGTGGTTTCTTCATAAATTTCAGTGTCTTTGTCAGTTCGTTTGAATCCGCCACGCAGAACATAGTCACGCCAATCGCTCCCCGACTGAGAACCCGCCGACGCGGTGGCGGTGCTGGATCCTGTCCAGTCGATTTTTCCAGAATTAACAATCGGGTCATCTTCCCCGTAGGTTCCGGGATTCGATTGAAGCTTAACCACATATTCGTAGGTCCCACTGGCCGTGATTAAAACCGGGAACGTGCCAAAGTAAATTCCCGAGGTTCCCTGTTCGGTCATGGCAATATCGTAATTGCCGTAATTCAGGGAGCTGTAGGCCTCGAACGTGGTCCCGTTAAAAAATTGGCCCCGGCGAATAACAATCGCATAGGCTGTGTTTCCTGTGGCGGCAACGCCGCTAATTTCATTGGCCATATATATTTATCCTTTAATAAACCCGAGTGGCGCGAAGGGTTGCGCTGTTAATGGGATTTCCAACCGTATAGGTTCCGATATACCCCTTTAAATAATAGGTGGTGGTCGAATTGATGCGAACGCGAAACGGTTGGATAGTCTGCGATTTCCCGGTTGTGAAATTGGTCGCGATTTGATCGTCGATCAAATAATTATCGCCTAACGTCCCGCCTGTTGCATTATTCCCGGCCACTGTTCCAATGAGCGCCTCAAACAAAATATTGGTCCCTGAGAATGTGGCGCCATTGGGCCTAAATTGAATTGTCCCCGTGATATCCCATGCGCCGGATGAAAGATTAACGGCAACCAAATCATAAAAGGTGTCTGAGGTCCCAACTCGTGTGTTGCTGGTAGCCGATGAAATATATTCACCAACAAAACCCGCGCTTTGTGCGACATTGGTATTAACGCCACGAATGGCCACTCCCCCGGCCGTATTCGATATCGTTGTAACACCGGCATTCGCAATCACCGTTGTGTTTAGCGTGGTAAAAGTAGAAACCGCCAAGGTAATGGCGGCGGTGGCATCCGTTCGTACCAACTGACTGTTCCCGTTAAACGTGTTCCCCATCTTTGTGATTGAAGAGACATCGATCAAGACGTTCGGGATTGTCGTTGTATTGTTCAAATAGGTCAGCGTCCCGCTTGAGCGGGTCAAATAAGTTGCGGTCGCGGAGGAAAGCCGTAAATATGTCGCCGTTGCGCTTGAGGTCGTTAGAAGGGTTGTCGATGACACAATTGGAAAATATGTGGCAATCGCTGACGAGAGTTGAAGATAGGTTGCGGTCGCGCTTGAGGTCGTTAGTAGAGAAGATGACGAACTAATCAGAAAATATGTGGTCGCCGCAACGGTTTGTTTCAAATAGGAGGCATCGGCGGATGAAACAGATACGCCACCCGCATCGTCGGAGCAATAGCTAGCACCACCGGCGACTGTTAGCTTTCCGCCATTGGTGAAGGTTGAACAATCGACTGTTTCGCTTGAGGTGTAAAGGATCCACCGACTTGATGCAAAAGAAACAGAGAGCGGCGCCACGAAAAACATTAAGAACAAAAATATCTTCTTCGTCATGGTTTCCGCTCCGCTGAAATATTCCCGTAATTTTTTGGCTGGCCCGAGGTAAAGGTTTGGATGTTGGCTTTCAAATAAAAGGTGGCCGGTACCGTTAACTGAAGCTGGAAGGGCGCGATTGTTGTAGATAGGTCGGTAAATGTCCCCGTGGCCACGTTCACATTGTAAAGTCCGTTTACGCCAATCACACGCCCTGTTGTTGATGTCCCGGAATGGCTGGAAATCCACAATCGATAATCAACATCGGTAAAGGTGGCGGAGTTTCTATCAAGCATATTATGGCCCCATATATTCCATTTGCCTGGATAGAGAAGGATTTGAACAATGTCGGCGTTAGTGCCAGAGGCGGCGGTATCACTATTGCTCGTCGCAGAGGTCACAACAACACCGACCACGGCATTTTGCGGATCGGTGACGGTTCCGCTGACATTTGTGAGATAAACGGGCCCGGTTGTGTTTGTTAAATCAATATCCCCGTTAATGTTCTCAAACCGAAACCCGCCTTTGTGAAAATCGGTGACGTCGGCGTTAGCACTACTTATTGCATGCTGTAGGTTTGAGTTTTTAACGGTGATATAGGCACTCGCCCCGGTTCCGCCTGGTTCGATTTGGTTACTCCATGTGGCCGTTCCGACAACGCCCTGCGTATAGTTAACACTGTCAGCGGTTGTGTAGGATCCTCCGGTGCTGGATGGGTCATATAGACGCCATGAATTTTGGGATTCGATAGTCCAATCTTTCATCCTCATGTTTTTCGTTCCAAGATCGCGAATTACGAACCACCCGGCTACGGAGTCCGCGTCAACGATATGGATGTTCTCGGTAAACAATTGATAACTATTGACGTCGAAAATCGGAATTGTGCTGACATCAACTCTTTTTAGGAAAGAGGCGTTTTTGATGGTGATTTGGGCGGTTTCGCCTCCGGCCCCTGGAAAGTAAGAAGTCCACCACGGCTCTGGCATGGAATTGATGCGAACGCGGAGCCCATCAAAGGTAAGGTCCCGAATCCCCGACACGTATCCAATATAAATTCCCTTTCCGCCCTGGATATAGGTATCTCGAAACATAATATCGGTGATCCCATGCATGATGCTGGTACTCGTCATGGTGATGTTGTACCCGTAAGTGTTATCGAACATCTTGGTCCGATAAAACGACGAATAATAAAGCGTCTGGATCCAAATATTCCCGTAGTTGTTATAAAACTCCAAATCCTCGCATGTGATCCATTCGTTGTCACCCGTCCAAAAGATTAGCGCGTAACTGGTCCCGGCCACATTCGTAAGTCTGATATCCCGATAGGTGGCACGTTGGCTTCCGCTTGAGATAAGTACAGTTCCAGGAAGTGAATTCCCGTCGAGTGTCATTCCTGAAATATTGGCGGAACTTGTAATGGTGAAAATGTTACTGGCCCCGGAAGCCCGTTTTATAATGGTTTTTTCTTTACCCATCCCCATGACCACCTGGGAAATCAGGGTGTTGGTTGATGTCACCATGTAGGTTCCGGCTGGAAATAACAGGGCTCGTTTGGTGGTTGACGATTGAATTAAGCAAGTGGCAATGGCCGACGTGTCATCGGTTGAACCGTCGCCTTTGGCGCCGCACTCTTTAACGTTTAAATAGCCGGGGCCACTCTTTTGGGTGATGCCGTCCGACCAAGTGACTTGATTGGAAATGGTGACGCTGGAAATGGTGGTGCTGGATAATTGGGTGACACCACTTGAAACAAGGCTATTTCTGACGGTCGCTGTCGAGAAGATGGCGCGGTCGATTGTGCCGGAGGTGACATAGATCGTGCTGAACGTGTCAAACCCGGTATAGGTGTGATCGATTCCATAAAAGTTTTGATTGGTTGTTTCTGTGCCGGTTACTGAATTATAAAGCGATCCGTTAATAATGATCCCGGATGGCAATGACGGCGTATTGGTGAAGGTCGCCAAGTTGACGGAGAGAGAGGTCAATGTGCTGATCGACGCGCTTGGCGCGGTCATAAGCTGGGTGGACGTGCTGTAATTAAACAGCGGATCCCCGCCAAACACGCCGCGTTTGTTGTATTGGATTGTGCTGTTCGTGCTACCGGGCTGCGTTGTCACACCTGTGATTTCGCATAACCCGGTAGCCGTCCAGCTCAAAAATGCTGTGAAAAGAAAAAGCTTTTTCACGTTAATCCTTATTGCTCTTTCCCGTATATCCGAATGCCCAACGAAATCCCGCCGGATGTCGGACCGACAAAGTTCACGCGCAAATACCGATATGGGAAAGATCCGAAACTCCATAAGGTATTGCCCGCGCCTGAATAGGTCACTGACGAATACGTGACCGTGGGGAGGGCTGTGAAGTTTGAATTGTCATTGCTTGCTGACCAATAGAATCCGTTACCGGCGGCAAGTGCCAAGGCCAAGGGGCGAACGTCCATAGTGGCACCGTTGGCGATGCCGGTGATATCGATCTTAGTTCCCGCTTCCGCTGCGGATGCGTTTGCGGCCAGGGCGTATCTGTTTTCATTTAATTTGATGGCGAAATAAGTTGTCCCGCCAATGAGCCCAGATGGGATTGGTCCGGCTCCGCTGGGGGTTGATACCAGAACCTTTAACCCCGTTGTAAGGCCGTGACTGGTTTTGGTGAAGACATCGTTTTGGATGTCAACGTCGGAGGCCGAACCACCGGGAAACCCGATGCTCGTCAAAAAGCCGGTCGTTGAACTTCCAAGCGAATAATTGCTGTATCCGGTGGACAAGGCCCGGAGAGTGACAAGGGCCACGGAGGACGACGCCACCACTTGAGTGTTCAGCGTTGAATTGGCATTAATGGCGACCGTGATATTGTTGGCGGTTGTTTGACTGGATGAGTTCGCCCGGAAATCAACGCCTTCGGTTAAGGTCGTTCCGTTGATGGTGATGGTATGCTGATTAATCCCGCCTGTGAACGTGGACGCGCTGGTGGTTAAATAAACGTTATCTGTCGTCGTTGCTGGTAGCCCGTTCCCGATGGTTCCGACAACCGAATAACGAACTGTCACCGTTGAACCGGCTGAGGTGGCCTCGAAATCCGGGTGTGCGTTAATAATGTTTTTAAGGTTTGCGGCTGAAACGGTTGTGGAGGTAACAGCGCTCCATTGCACCCCTTCTCTAAAAACAATTCCACCCAAAATGACGGAATCGCCGGAAACACCGGTCATGGAGGCAACGTTGATGGTAACGGATGCCTGCGTCGAGATCAGCGCATCGGAATTGCTGACAACGGTAATGGTAGAAATCGCCCGGCCACCACTATATATAGTATGCGATGACGGCGTTCCATCCCCATATACCGCTTGTGCTGAAAAAGATTCCCAATTTGAGACATCGATTGTTTGAGTAAAGTCAATTCCCTGCGCCGTTCGGCTTACTTCAAGACCTTCTTTTGCCTCTGCGTAAACGTTATCTATAAAAATCGGCACAAGGGCCGTCATAATCACTACCAGACTTAGAACCTTTTTCATTTTTTATTCTCCCTGTACCTATTTCAAAAAATTGGTGGAGGTTTTTTTTGAAAAGAACCCCCGAAAACTTTTTATCGAATCGTCGTTAGACGTTCCGACCAATAATCGTCAACTTTGCTGTTGCATTCGTCCAGTCTGTCGCAGCGGTTCCAGCGGCGGCGGTTGTCACAACGGTGATGACCAGCCCCGAGAAGGTCGCGAAGATTCCGGCCAATGCGGCGTCATAACCAGCGGTTAAGCGGGGAATGACATCCAGAATTTCACTAATGCCGTGAGAAGCAAGCGTGAGCGTCACGGTGTCAGAAGCCGACGCCGGAACGATGTCCAACGTAATGACTTTGTAATCACCGGAAAACTCAGTGGCTTTGTTAAACGTTCCTGTAATAGCACCCATAATTTTGTTCTCCTTTAGATCGTCGCGTAAGTGTCAACGGCGATGACACCAAACTCGGCGGCGGTAGACTTAGCGGCACCACTGGCGGAAAACACGGCTTTTTGAACGCCGCCAATGAAACTTCCCGCCACACCGTCTTTGTTTTTGTAGTCGAATTGTTCAACAACCAAGGCTTCCGGGTTGGAAGCTTCGGCCATCAAGACCGCTTGGCGACCGCACAAAAGAGCGCGAGCCACGTCAACGGCGCAATCGGTTCCGGTAGCTGCACCACGGAAGCTGTTTCCAGCAACCGACACATCCAACCAGGGAACAAACTCGTTTTCGAGCAACAGCACGTTGGACCAATAGCCCAAGGCACCACGGAACACGGGATTTTTATCGCTGCGAACCTTGGCGTTCTCTTGAGCTGTTTTCCAATCAGACGATTTGCGAATTTGGGCGGCTTGGAGTGGGTGGAGGTACATGACATAGAAGTCTTCACCGTCGCCAGCAATGCGTTGAATCTTCGGCGCGGCCAACGTCGCTTTTGTCGCGGCATCGGTCACGAGATCCAAGGTCATCGTGTGGGAAGAGGTCAAAGACGCTGTGGAAACGCCACCGGCATTCAAGTAACGCAAACGGGCGCCTGTGTAGGCTTCGTCTGCATCGGGAATGAAGTCGGGGGTGTTTGACCAAGTGGCGCGAGTACCAACAACGATTCCGTTCACATCGGTCAACGACGTGTTTGTCACGCCACCGAGTTTCAAGAAGATTTGCTGGGCCAAGAATTCTTTCATCCAGGTACGGAGAACTTCGCGGGATGATTTGATCTGGTCATAAACAACTTTCTGCGCGTCTAATTTGCCTTTCAAGCGAACGGCATTGCGGATTTGGTCGATAGACACCTGTTCGGAAAACGACAACATTGATTCTTCGTTTCCTTCAAGTTCATCGTCACCCGTCACACCGAACCCTGATAAGCGAGCAATCAAACCGAAGGTTTCGGTATCGCCTTTTTGTTTCATCAAATCCCGGTTGATTTGGACGACATTATTCTGATCTTCACCGGCAAATCTCATGATGCTTTCAACATCTCGCATCACGTCATCAAGTAGATCCTTCGCCCATAACTCTTGGCGAAGTGCGTCAATCGTTACTGTATTGGCCATTTGAGTGGCCTCCTAAAATTAACCCCGCATGAGTCTGGCCATCTTTTCAGGATGATCTTTCTTGAATTTGTACCGATCCTCTGGATTCATTTTCAAAATATCTTTGATCGTTATGTCTTCAACTGAGACGACACGGCGACCACTGGATGATCCTGGCAAAGACGCGCTAGAAGCCCTGCGTTGGGTGTTCTCTTCTATTCGCTTCATCTGTTCCGGGGTTAAATGGCTCCCGTTGGCCTTCGGATCAACTTTAGGGGTGACTCCGTCATGGTCGGCGTGTTTGCCGTAGTTGGGATGCAATCGGCCCAATTCGTAACTGATCATGGGTCCGTTGTAAGCATCAAGATCGTACTTGTCGGCTGTGGCGGCTGCCGTTTGCAAATCTTTAATGAGGCGGATAACTTTCTCGCGTTTCCATTTCTCTGGGATTTGGTCAACGTTTTGAACCAAATCAGCGGCGAGTCTTACCGTGTCGTCAAAATCTGGAATCGATGCCTGAGCGTATTCCTCTTGAATCTTTAACGCTTCAGAAACCTTGCTACTCCGTGAATTTAACTCCTCTTGCTGTTTATTCAAGGATTCCTGTTCGGCTTTTTGCATGGCCCGAAGTTGTTTCATGGTCAGCGGCCTATCTTCTGGATCGATCACGTTGCCGTCTGCGTCTTGCTCTAGCGGCGGTTGCTCGTTTGGGGTCATCCGCTGATCTTTCAGCAATTGAACCTCAAGGGCCAATCGGTCGCGTTCTTCCTGCGCGGCTTGGCGTTTGCGCCGTTCTTCTTTCATGCCGATATACATGGCCCGTTGTGGGGTCCCGTGTCCAAAGGCATCCAGAAACGCTTTCTCCTGCTCGGGTGTCTTAAACTTAAAATCTGGTACGGACGTTTCGAACTTCTTTTCAGGCGCAGATTGTGGCTTCTCTGTCTTCGGTTCAACCGAAGTCTCCGGTTTCTTTGCTTCCGGCTTTGCTTCATCCGTTGGTTTCGAGATCATCCCTCTTTTTTCCGCTGAATCAAGTTCGGCGTTTGACCATCCCTTGTCTTTTAATTCTCTCCGTGACGGAGTTTCAACCGCAGCTTTTGGCTCGGCTGTTGGTTCGGCTGCGACTTCTACCGTTGCGATTTCTTCATCCATGTTTTTCCATCCTCTTTCGGGTGTTCCCCGTGTTTATTTTCATCGTTTCGGATTAATCCATCCGCCTTTTCCGTTGTTCATGCCGCGATACCAGATTTGCTGTTTATCGGCTTCGCCAATGATCAACGTTCCGTCGGGTGCTTCAAAATAACGCTGTGTCGGTGGTAGCTCTGCGAGCGTCTTTGGCTTCTCAACGGCCGCTGGATCATTCTTATGTGACGCCTGTTTGATGTCTGCAAGCGTCAACGTCGGCACCGACTGGTGATCCGCTTTCTTTTCAGCCTTCAACACTTCTTTGTTTTCTTTTTTGATTTCTTTGGCATTGTGTTTTTCCTCGTGTTTATC